GTGAAAGATCATCCAGAAATGGTTGTCGATATGCAGGGAAAGAAATGGGTCGTAGCGATGGCAACATTCTATCGATTGGTCGGCAAGGATGACAATACAATAGCCTACCTCCCAACTTCGGCTGAGCATACCGCAGCACAGCGCAAAGTTCGAGGCGAGCCTCCGGCGACGGTTTGGAAACTCCGTACCCCCTCTGTCCAGGATATCGCAACATATGAAGAGTGCGAGAGAGCAAAGCCCGGTCTTTGCATAAGGGCGATCGCACGAATAAAGAATCAGTCCAAAGAAGAAAAGCGCAAAAGAAAGGCCGGAGAGAAATGACATGAAAAATACGCTCGGTAATTCCCGGGACATCCGATGATCAAGGGCGGCTTCTATCTAAAAGCCCGCTGTATCGACGGCGCCGGCATCGCCCACGCCCCGCCGCATATTCGAGAGATATACGATTGGCTCATAAGAAACTCCATGTTTGTTGACGGCGAACAGCTCAAGAGAGGCCAGTTGATAGCCTCCTATGATGACATCCGGGACGGCCTGTGCTGGTTTGTCGGTTTCCGAAAGGTGCGGTACTCGAAGTGGGATTGCGAAAAGGCCCTTAAGTGGTTGACGGAAAAAAGGATGATTCTTACGGAAAAAACCACTCGCGGGTTAATCATAACTATCTGTAATTATGACGAAGATCAGAATCCAAAGAGCTATGAAATTAGAAATGAAATTAGAAATGAACGGTCACATTATGAGAGCCACAATGAAGACCACACCGAAGACCACAACGAGAGCCACACCGAAGACCACGATGAGGACCACAGCGAGAGCCACAACGAGAGCCACACGGACACGGATGTAGAACAAGGCACATCAGCCGTTGACGGCGATCAGCACGACATGAAAGCCACAACGAAAGCCACAACGAAGACCACAACGAGAGCCACAACGAAGACCACGATGAAGACCACAACGAGAGCCACACGAGAGCCACAATGTACCGACACCATAGATAAGAATGTTCTTAAGAAAGAAATAAAAGACTTATATGCACCCCTCTTTGAAGAGTTCTGGAAAAACTATCCCGCCCGCAATGGCAAGAAGCTCGGCAAGCCTGTAGCCCTCGACCTGTTTTGTAATCTGAAACCCTGCGAGGCCCTTCTCTGCATTCACGCCGCAAAGCATTACGCGGACAGCCAGATGATCCGCGACGGCATAGGTATCAGAGATCCTCAAAGATTCTTGGTCTCCGGCAGGGGTAAAGACAAAGTCGAATACTGGCGGGACTGGACAGAGCCCGAGTCAAGAGATCATCAGGACAAACCCCAGGAGCAGGAAAAGCCGTCCGGACCGCCCCCGGAACCACGGTGGTATATGGCGGGTGATGGCGTGACGGTGAAAGAATACGGCACCGATAGGGTGATTACAGAGGAAGAGAAGGCGGCCAGGGCACTAAGGAGGAAAGCGGCAAAAGAGGCCGCTACTCCAGTTCTTTCACTCGTCCGGGAAATTACAGAGGCATACAGATGAACGTTGATATAAAGGTTGAAGGCGTCGAGAAAGCACTAAAGAGGCTGGACCCGCAGGTTGTCACCCGGGCATCAGTAAGGGCAGTCAATGACGTGGCCAAACAAGGCACGGCCGAGGCCAAGAGACAGATCGCGACCAGATATAACATAAAGCCTGGTCGCATCGCTGAATTCCTACGCATATCCGTAAGGGCAAGCGGCGCCCTGATCCAGGCAGTGATCAGCGGCAAGGGAATAGGTATTGCCCTGTCCTACTTCGGAGCAAAGCAGGAAGGTGTCAGGATCAACAAAAATGAGTTTCGTTACACGCGTAAGTCAAAGACGAAGGGATGGCAGAGACGCGGCGGCGAGGTCACGGTACTGGTCAAGAGGTCTCACGGACGCAAGACGGTCACGACGGATCCCAAGGCGTTCATGATCCGGTTGAAATCAGGTCACATAGCGGTCATGCAGCGGCGAGGTCAAGAACGCCTGCCCCTCAAGCAGCTCTACGGCCCCGGTGTAGGCATGCTGTTTGGATCGCGGTACGTCATGGAGCCGACAAAGGCAGTCATAAAAGAAAAGTTCACGTCACGCTTCAAGTACTGGCTCGACAGGTACAGAGGCGGTGCCAGGTGAGAGCGGGTCCTCCGTGGGGTTAGACCTGCTCACGGCACAGATGATCCCAATATTCGGCAGCTTTTTGGAAAAGTAGACATGGAAAAATGGAAAAATATCGAGCTTGTGAAAAAGCGGTAGCGTCTCTACTGGCGTTCACACGGAGAGAATTTGGCTGACACGGACAAAGACAAGCAACTCATCGAACTCACGAAGAACGCCACCCGCCGCCTTCTTCTCGATGTAATGAATCGTGTCAATGGCGGGACAGCGTCCCGGGCGGACTATCGTCTCATGCGCGAACTGAGGGGAGAGATCATTGACGAATCCGAACTGCCTCCGGTCGCGGTGACGTTTCCCAATCTTCTCAAGGCCCTCGAATATCTGAATGCCCAGGGATACCGCATCAAGAAGTCATCACTCTACAATCACAAAAGGGCTGGTCTGCTCAGCCCGAATGCCTCGGGCGAGTATGATTCAACCGAACTCGACCGTTACGCAGCCGCCAATCTCACACGCATCAAGAGCGCCGACGGCGAGGATGATCCGAAACAACAACGTCTCGAAGAACTTCAGCAGGAGAAATTCGAAACGAACAACCGGATCGCCCAGGAACAGCTCCGTCTGCTTCAACGTCGCAACGCCGACATGGATAAGGAAATCAGTTCTCGTGTCGCCGAGGAGCTTGTCAAACGGGAAGGTTTCTTCAAAGTGTATCTGATCAACTATTTTACGTCCGAAGCTCCCAACTTCATAGAGACCGTTCACGGCGATCACCAGTACCTTCCTGAATTCATCGAACTCGCCCGTCATGGAATCAACACGGCTCTGGGCAACCTGGTCCAGTATCGAAACATGACAATAGTGTGCGGTCCCTCCGGCGAGGTGATCCCGCAATGAGTCTTCCGCTCAGGTTCTATGATGAAGAGATCGCCTTTTTCACGCCTCCGGAGAATATCAGCCCTTCACAATGGGCGGCCCGCTATCGGACGGTCACAGAAGGAGAGCACAAAGGGCCTTGGATCAATGAGAACTTTGCCTACCTCGTTGAGCCCATGGACACCTGGGCCCGTCCGCACATCGAATCCATCATCCTCTGTTTCGCCCCGCAAACAGGCAAGAGCCAGATAGCCATGAATTGCCTGGGCTTCGTAGCCGACCAGGCGCCCGGACCTATAATGTACGTCATGCCGACGGAAAATAAAGCGAAGGATTTCAGTGGGCTGAAACTTAAGAACCTGTTTCTGGAATCCCAGCGCCTGAAAGCCCTCCTGTCTTCGGGAACCACGTCCTGGGGAACCCTCAATCTTCCGCTTCTCAACGGCACGCACATAAGGACGGTATGGGCAAATTCGCCTTCCGCCCTGTCGGAAGTCTCGATCCAGTATCTCTTTTTCGATGAATGCGACAAATACGAGGAGTTTTCCGGCAAGGAGGCCGACCCTCTCGCACTCGGTGAGGTCCGTACGACAGCTTATCCGAACACGAAAAAGATCATGTACCTGTCCACCCCGAATAGAGAAAACGGTCCCATCACCCGGGTAATGAACTACAAGGCCGATGAGATCCGCGACTTCTATGCAGTCTGTCCTACCTGCGGCCATGCACAGATCATGATCTTCGACCAGATCAAATGGCCTAAGGAGATCAGGGATCCACGCACCATGGAAAACGGCCGCCATGCCAAGTATGAATGCGAGGCCTGCAGGTTTCTCTGGAATGACTACCAGCGAAACATAGCCGTCTCGCGCGGTCACTGGCTGCCGAGGATCGCCGTGATTCGTCCTCGCTCCGTGGCCTTTCATCTCCCGGTGTGGTACTCGCGCAACAGGAGCCTCTCCTATGCCGCCGCGCGGTTCCTGGAAGGCCTCAACGACCACACGGCCAAGTACACCTTTGTAACGCAGGTCAAGGCCGAGGCATTCAAAGAGGTGGTCAAGACAACAGTCAAAGCGGACCTGCTCAAAGCCAGGTGCGATCTGCCGCCCCAGACAGTCCCGGAGGCCGCCATCGCTTTGACCCTTGGCGTCGATGTGCAGAAATACGGCCTATGGTTCCTCGTTCGGGCCTTCGCGCGAGATTACACATCATGGCTCATCCATTACGGTGAGACGTCCTGGGAGCAACTCGAGCAGCTCATTTGTGAACAGGCCTATCCGATCCGCAACAGCGATCGCGCGATGAGGATCTGGCGCGTGGGCATCGACACTGGCGGCAGCGAATCGGTGATGGGCGTGTCAGCAACGGAACTGACATACTCGTGGATCATTAGACTCATAAAAAGGGCGGCGCTGAGACAGTGTCATGTCTTCGGTACAAAGGGTTCATCTTCGACCAGCGGTGTTCCTGGTACATTCAAGTATGGTGAACCCATCGTCAAGATGCCCTCAGGCAAGAAGATCGACAACCCCTTTAAGCTGGTGTTGATCGACACGCATGAAATGAAAGACACCTACCACCGTCACCTTCAACAGGCCATAAGCGGCGATCCCCAGGGAGCATATCTTCACGCCGGAGAGGAATCGGATTACCGTACCTACACGAGGCATATACTGGCCGAAGAAAAACGCCGCGACCGCAAGGGCGCCGAGTCATGGGTCAAGATACGCAACGACAATCACCTGTTCGACTGCGAAATCCTGGCGATGAGCCTCGCCCATTGGCAGTGGCCCCTGGGCGGCATCAACCTGTATCGTCCCGTGCAACCGGAGCCGCCAGCCCCGCCGCCGCCTCCGATAAGTTATGATCGCGGCACGGACCTCCGTGAACGCTTTTCTAGGAGATCACGCTAATGCCCAAAGAACCCCCGCGCTGCAACATCCTGCTCACGTCAAAAACGGAGTTCAGACAGTATCTGAATTGCACTGAAGAACGCCTCGACAAGATATACGTGCCCTTGAATTTGCCAGGCCTCTGCGTCAATGGTCGTTGGCTGGGCACCACGAAGGAAATCGACGACTGGCTGAACAGTATAAGCCACAGCCCGATACGTCACTCGCTTCAAAGGCAGATCACGGTCGGAAACGGTGAAGACGTTGAATAAAGGAGAAACACCATGATACAGAGACTATTTCCCGGCATCATTATCGGTCTTTCCCTCGCCGCGGGATGTGTATACGCCGCCCATGGCGATCTCCGTCACGCGGCGTACTGGTTTTCCGCCGCCGCCCTCAACATCGCCGTAACGTTTTAAAAAGGAGCGCATCCATGGCCATGGACTTTGAAAAGATCTTTCTCGGCAATACGCAATCCGACCAGCGCAAATTCATCGCCAAGGCGCTTACCTTCCTGCGGCCCCGGTTCGATCGCGTCGTCGTGCCCTGTTGCGGCCAGTTCGCTCTCGTGAAGTGCGCCCTGCAGGCGGGTTTCCCTGCTTCCTCGATCGTAGCGTCCGACGTGTCGCTGTTTTCATCGATCCTGGGCTATTTCTACACGGACCGGCCGCTATCCGACCTGCCTTTTTCAATCCTTCTCGATGAGCTTCGCACCCGTTACGACTCGTATCCCACAGACGCCCAGAAAGCGGCGTTTCTTCTTTTTCTCATCAAGCAGCGCCAACTCCGGCCGCACATCTTTTTTGAGAAGCGCTACCTAGAGGCCCTGTTGGCCGCAAGCCCCCAGGTGCTCGACCTCCTGGCTTCCCAGCTCATCCATCACCGCGAGGTCTATTCCGGCATCGCCTATCGGATCGAGGACCTCCGCGCTGTGACGCAGTACAACGACCCGGGTACGGTTATCCTCATGAACCCGCCCGCATTCGCGAAAGGCTACGCCCGCATGTTTGACCTCTCCGGTGTCATCGACTATCGCGTGCCTATAGAGGAGTGGTCAATGTCCAAGGAATATAATGAACTCCACGCGAACCTTTGCGCTCTCGCCTCGCTCGCCTTCCTCTACCGATACAAGGAGGCCCGCGAATTGCCCTCGTCGGAAGTGGTCTTCGCGAAAGAATACAGCGAGAAACGATATGATTACTGGTTGTGCACGAAACCCGAGCAACTCGCGGAGTTTCCCTCCCTGAGGCTCGTCAAGCGCCGCCCTCTCCACCAATCACGTTCGCTTGCCGGCGCTCGTGTCTTTTCCGATTCCGACACACTCAGGCCGGAAAGCCGGATCACCTTCATCAAGACCACCGAAGAGCACGCCCTTTATTACCGCGACCTCTTCGCCCACAAGCTCGGCGACGTGAGAGCAGAGCTGTATCTTCTTACGCTTATCGACGGCAAGGTCTTTGCGGTGACCGGCTATGCGTTACGCAAGGTGTACATCATGAAGGAGGAGTATTGCGGGGAGGTCTTCGGATTCAACGCCGCCCATCAAAAATATCCGAACATCAATCGGTTTCTGATGCTCTTGATCACCTGCAAGGATTTCGACCGTACCCTCCAGGGTTTCATGATGCGTAGAAACCGTTTCTATGTCATGCGTGGCCTCAAGACCACCTGCCTCGCCAAATACCGTAAGGTGAAGCTCAACACGGGCATTCTCAAGATCACGAACCGCGAGAAGCTGTCCACGGATATGTACCGGATCCAGTATCAAACTGATTGGCACGACCGCTCGTATGCCGACTGTATAAGGCTCTACCTGGAGGAATTGAATGGCTCACCCGAACATGCAGATAAAAGAGAAAATCGTCGACCTGCCCGGGACATCGCTCTCGGTTTGGAAAGTGCACCCGGACGTCCTGCGCGAACAGGACAAAAACGCCCGCGTCATGTCCTCAAAGACGTTCCAACGGCTCACGGAGAACATCAAGAACAGTAAACAGCTTGAGAGCCTGCCATACTGTCACAGGACGGTGTCCCCCGGGGGCTCCGAAGAATTCTCCATCATATCGGGTCATCACCGGGTCCGCGCCGCCCGCAAGGCGGGACTCAAGGAGATCTACGTACTGGTCGAAGACCGGGAACTCACGAAGTCGCAGATCATTGCCAAGCAGCTTGCCCACAATTCCTTGGCCGGTACCGATGATCAGCAGATCCTCCTCGAATTATATGAAGCGATCGACGAGCTTAACGCCAAGCTCGAAAGCGGCATCTTCAATTTTGAGCATGACATAAAGGACCTCAACGTGTCCGTCGACGAACTGAAGATCTCCTTCGACTACGAGCAGGTGACGATCCTCTTTCTCAAGCACGAATACGAGGACTTCTCCAAGGTCCTCGCCGAAATGGAGGACCTTCCCGACTCGCGCGAGATCATGCTCTGCCTGCTCGACCAGTTCGACACCTACAAGGAAATGATCCAGGCGGTCAGCAAGAAAAACAACGTGCGCAACATCGCGGCCATCATGACCACAGTCCTAGCGATCGTGAAGGAATACCTTGCTAAAGAGAGCGAGACCCCATCGCAAACACAATAGTATCAACATGCTACAAAAGCGCGCCGTAGGTGCCCCGTAAGTGCATTATTGGACCCTCATAGATACAAATACCCATGCACAAAATTAGAATACAGTACGGTTTTATCGCGCAAACCCTTACGTATCAACATGCTACAGACGATGTTTTGGAACTCACACTATATTAAACTCCGTACTTAATATATTGCGCTTTTAAAAACCCTTCAGTACGTCAAAAACCATGCCAAACCAACGATGGAAAAAATTCATATGTTACGTAAGTGCCCGTAATTATTGTGCTTTTTACTTGACATGGTGTGGTCGTTTGATATGATATTCACATGAACTCCTTGAAATCATTAGCTTTTCACGACAATTCAAGCGGTTCATTCCACGCGGCGGCGGGTTCCATTCCCAAGTCCGTTAATCCTGTCGGCGGACAGGTTGATGCCGGGACAGCCGGCTATAGAAATCGGCAGACGGATGCGGACAGGCCTTCGGGTCATCCCTCCCAGGCAGTCACCGTACCCAGCGCGGTAAGACGGGCAGCTTCATAGCACCCGAAAGTCGGACTGGGGAGATAAAACCACGGGCGGGTTGAGGATCAGGGTCTTAACTCCCGTTCAACAGTAGAGCCCATGGTGCTGTTTTCATGCGGTAGTCTCCGGATGTGTGTCCGGGCTGAATGAGTCCGAAAGGACGAAACTACTAAAGGAGGTTCCACGATGCTTGATTTTCTGGTGAACAGGCTCGGCCGTTCTTGCATCCAGTGCGCAAAAACTCGATGTTCAGACTTCATGCTGGAAAAGTGGGGACCGGAGCTTAAGGACCCTGTCGGCGGCTCAACAAACCTCGCGGCCGCCTGCGCCAACTACAGGTACGACAGCAAAAGGGCCGCGATGAGGTTCGTCTTCGGCACCCAGGACGAGAAGTGGCACCTGGTCGGTGAGAAGGATCGGGATTACGTCCATGGCATCACCCAGGAAGAGATGGCCGCGATCGGCGAGGTCATGGCGAAGGACAAGTACTTAAGCGCAAGGAGGCTCATATGAAGTATCTCGGGAAGCAGGCGACAAAGGTGATGAACACACTCACAGAGCTTGCCAAAGATGGCCATGTGAAGGTTGACAACGGCAAGCCCGATTTCATGGCGGTGGTAGTGGAGCGGGTCCGAGAGGTTGAGTACGGTCCCGTCTACAGCGTAACCCATTATTATGAACAGAACGGCGACCTCATGTGCGATCCCGACGTGGAGTTTCTCAAGGTCGTCCATGTCTTCGAGAGGGTGGGCGCCAAGCCCGGCACCTTTTATTTCCCCCTCACCTTCCGTCAGGACAACCTGGGTATCGATCAGCAAGCGGTGATCTTCGAGACCGTGGACGGCAAGACAGTGACCAGGTGCAACCGCAAGACTCAGGCGGACCTCGTCACGTTCTGCAACCAGTGGATGCGCAACATCAAAAACCAGCAACGGATATGAGGAGGGTTTAATGGACAGGGTCAAGATACTCAACGTGCTTCAAAGCAGTAAAGTGGCCGAGGTGATCAACCGGGCAGGCGCGCTCTTCATCGAGCTGCCCGAACACCCCGAACAGCCGGTAAAGGTCTTCGACGATGAAGGCGTAAGGATAGGAGAGATCACCCTGGCACAGGCTTTCAAACTGTAGGAGGCAAAACGGTATGGGGACGAATGTGCTTTACATCAGGGACGCGGGCAAGACAAAGGAGATCAGGCACGATGAGCTGAAAGAGGGCATGCTCAATTGGCGGTCGGGACATCTTTTCAAGGTCACGAAGCTCACGAAATCGCCTGAATTCAACGAGTTCAAGCAACGCATAGAGATAATGATTCGTTTCACGGGTGTACTGGTGGACGAAAACGATGAACTTTACGGCACGAGATACAACGGAGCACGTTATGGTGCCTGGGATTGGTACCCGGCAATAATCAAAATTGAGGAGGGAGGACAGGATGAAGGTTAAGTTGGCACACGCCTCAAATCCTGATATCACGGGCGGTTATTGGAGCGGCAAGCCCGACATAGCAAGAAGCCGGTGGATTCAGGTCAAGGACTTTGAGGAAGCAGTCAAGATTTGCAGGGAATTCATCGATACCTATGGCCTCGGAGGCGGGAACTGGACGGGTGGACAACTCAAAGAAGGGAGCAAGGTAATTGGTACGGTGGGGTATAACGGCCGGATATGGAAATGTGCCAGCATGAAAGACTGGACGCCGGATACCGGAGAGATTCAACCTTGAAGGGGCAATCGAGAACTAAAGGAGGCGGAGTTATGAACGAAGGAGCACTTCTCCACTTTCGCGAACTGGCTAGGGCGCTCTCCGAGCGTCCGAAGGTCAGAGTCGAGATCACACTCAAGAACGAGCGGGTGCTCTCGGCTCTCTATGACCCGATGTTCAAGACCTTCACTATCGGGGGATTTACGTTCCCCGGTCATGAGCTTTCCACCTGGACAAAGCTCGGGTGGGGATCGGAGGTTTCAAGCATCATAGCCAAAACGTTCGACGATGAAACGAGTGAAAAGAAAAGCCCTGTGTTATCACAGGCGGAGAACTGAACCTGTCATGACGCGGGAACGCCATGAGCACAGGGCTAGGAACAGTATACCAAAAACCACATCAAAAAAGGAGAACAGCATGAAAACGATCGTGAAATTTGATGGACAGAAAGACACTATTCAGGGCGAATGTTCAGCCCGCGAGGCCATGGAGGTCCTGGGCCTCAATCCGAAGGACTGGAAAAGAACCGACAAGGTGGTTACCGAGAAAGCTGTCACATACACGCTTGAGCGGGTCCGCTCCCTTGCTCTTGTTCCCGTCGTGCATGGCGTTCCGGAGCCTGACGAACCGGTGATCGAGGAAGCCGTGATCGAGGAAGGTGCAACCGAGAAACTGGAAGTCGCAACGACGGCCGTCCCGGAGATTGCCGCGGGTCAGATCACCGTGGACCGTGAGGAACTCGAAGCCGTGCTGCAGGTGGTGTGTGATATCACCGCGAAGAAAGACCTCATGCCCGTTCTTGGAACGGTCAAGGTGGAGGCCTCGCCGGAAAACCTCGCGGTGACGGCAACGGACCTCGAGGTTTCCTACCTGGCAACAATCCCAGCCGTTCTCGAGAAGAACGACGCGACCGCGTTTCTGGTAGACGCCGGCATCCTCTACAAGGAAGTGAAGGCGTTGAACAAATCGATCGAGGACGTGGTGATCACCGTCAAAGGCGACTCCATACGTATCAATGACCGTTGTAACCTGCCAGCCACCTTAACGGACGACTTCCCCGGTATCGAAACCATCGACGGCGTGAAGGTTTCGATCAAGGACCTCAAGTCCGCTCTGGCGTGTGTACTCCCTGCGGTGAGCACTGATGAGGCTCGATACATCCTCACCGGCGTCTGTTTTGACCTTACCGCGGGGTGTCTCATCGGCACGGACGGTTTCCGGCTCCATCGGGCAACGGTTGAGAAGGCGGACATCAGCCAGTTCGTTGTTCCGAGAAGAGCGGCCGCAATCCTGGCAAAGTACGGGGCGGAAAACCTCACCGTGGCTGACGCTCGCATCTCCGCGTCGGTCGTGGGCGGTACGTTCACGTCACGGCTCATCCAGGGCGATTACCCCAATCACGCGGGCGTGTGGCCGGATACCGCTCAGTACAACAAGGTCCATTTCAAGGCGAAGGAATTTCTCGGTCTGCTCCCGGGCGTTCTTCCCGTATCGGACAGCGCAAAGATCGAGATGACCATAAACGGCCGCATCGACATCAAAGCCGAGAGTGCAACGGGCTCATACAATTGGTACGTGCCGGCTGACTCAACGCTTGTCGGGGAGACCAAAACGATCAGCATCAATTCACGGTACATCGTGGACGCGATCAGGGCATACGCCTCGTCCGAAGAGATCGAGATCGCCTTCCCTTCCGGGTATGCGGCGATCGTTCTCAACGAACAGGCACTTATCATGCCCATCAGACAGCAGTGAAACATGAAGGGCGGCCTCGAGCCGCCCTATTTAATCCCAAAAGGAGACACGCATGATTTACTCCATCGGTTACGCAAGAATAACACCGGAGGACTTGGAACGAACGCTCCGGGAACATAACATCAACCTTCTCATAGACATCCGCTCCACCCCCTATTCCAGAAAGCCCGCCTTTAACCGCAAGAGGTTGGAGCAGCAGTTCGGTCTGCAGGTCTATACCTGGAAGGGTGACATCCTCGGCGGTAAATTCGGTCCTGCTCAGGAAGTGGGTATCGACTTTCTCCGGAAGCTCGACAAGGAAGGAAAACATATCCTCATGTGCCTGGAAAACGACCCGCGCGACTGCCACCGTTATCAGGACATAGGTGTGCGTCTGCTCAAGCACGGGATCGACGTCGTTCATCTGCATGACGGCATCGCAGAAACGACATCACAAATACTCAACGGAGGTAATTAGTATGGAATTCCAGAATGTGCCAATAAAGAAGATCAAAGCGAACCCGCTGAATCCCCGTCAGACCTTCGAGGGCCCGGCCTTCGACGAACTGGTATCATCAATCCGAGCGAACGGAGTCCTCGAGCCCATCATCATCCGTCCGAAGGGAAAGGGCTTCCAGATAGTCGCGGGGGAGCGGCGTTTCCGCGCCTTCTCTCAGGTAGCGCAAGAAGACGGCGCCAGCCAAGAGATCCCCGCCATCATCCGCAAGCTCTCCGACGAAGAGGCCTTCGACATCATGACCATCGAGAACCTCCACAGGGAGGGATTGACGGAGGCGGAAGAGGCCTACAGCTTCAAGCAGTACGTAGACAAGAAAGGCAAGGGTGCCGTCGAAGAATTGGCCGAACGGTCCGGCATCAGCGCCCGGTATATCCGCCGGCGCGTAGATGTCCTAAAACTTCCCCAGAAGGTTGTTGAGGACTGGGAAAAAGGTGAAATAGCCTTCGGCGTCCTCGAGCAACTCCTCCGCCTGGACCCACAGGAAGTCGAAGAGTTCTACCGCAAAGCCAGGCAATATAACGGAACATCCGTTGACTACTTCAAGAGACAGATCGATAACAGGACAATCCCTCTCAAACAGGCACTTTTCAAGATAAAGGCCGCCGGTTGTGGTTCTTGCAACCGCAACACCGAAGTGCAGGGGTCCATCTTCGGGGATGATTTCATCGGGCAAGAAGCAAGTTGTCTCAATCCTTCCTGCTTCATCGAACACCAGCGCACGCACCTTACCGAGAACTGGTCTAAAACGTCCTACGCCAAGAAGAACAAAACGAACGATTTCCTTTTCAGCGAAGAAGTATCCTACGACACCTGGTCGCGGTTCTGGTCAAAGGAGAACCTGTTTCCGGACTGCGCCCCATGCGCCTCATTCGTTACCTTGCTTCGCTACGATGGCAAGGTTTACTGTGACATGGCCTGTTCGAACCTGCCTTGTCATAGGTCGAAATCAAGGACGAAAATCAGTGGTTCCGAAAATTCCAAGACGAAGGCCGACCACGGCACCATATTCAGAGAGGCGTTTTATAAGGAACGGGTACCGGAGGTCGCCAGGGCACAATATCAGCCAGAAGACGAGAAGATACTCCGCCTGAATCTCATCGCCCTGGTCCGGTCCAACGATGCAGTGAAACGCTGGTTTACGGAAACGGTCATGAAGACGAAGAGGTTCTATTACGAATCTGAATTTGAGCATGTCTGGCTCAAGGTCGAGAAGATGACCGCACCTGAACTCAGGGACGCCATTCGTGAGGCCTCGATCGTCGGTTACTTTCACCAGTATATGGGGTCACGAACCCGGCACCTGATAGCCTCGCACCTGGGAATAGACCTTGGCAGC